ATCTGCAATTATGATGTCTGCACGGGAACCTGTAAGCTGTGATGTTATACCCAGCGATTTAACGCTAGGAGCGTGAGACGCGGGCGCAGGCCCAACGTCGAAGCTAATCTTACTGAACCGCTGTTTATCTGTGGGCTTTAGGTGAGCCAGAAAGGGTATTTCGTGGATAAGACGAAGAGTAAACGTAGAGAAGTCGTCAGAACGTGTCTTGGACGCAGAGACAACTAAAAAATTTAAAGAGGGATTCAGGAATAACTGATGAACCACATAGGCGGAACATATCCAAGACTTACCAACACCACGAAATGCCTCAATGATAACACGCTTCTCTTCACCTTGCATGAAGTCAGCTATGTTATACTGAATAGGGGTTGGCTCTGGGAGGTTTAGGTGCTTCCAGACGAGGAACAAGAAGTTCCTAAAGTCTTTGAGTTCTTCCATTATTTGTTACGGGAGCGGTTCTTTGACTTGCTTTGTATCCGCAAGTTACTGCGACTGTTATTGTGGGGGTTGCGGTCACGATGGTCAACGTCTTTCCCCTGCACTGCTGATTTACCGTGTGTCTTTACAGCTAGGCGTCTAGCCTTGTTACGTGAGGAACGACGGGCTCTTTGCTTAGCTGACCCGTGGTAGCTGTTGTACTCCTTTTTATAGTCTCTCATGGGCGGCTAATTTAACGTGTTCGGAGTCATCTCGAAACGGCAACATATCTACGAGGTTACCTAGAGGGTTTTCGTTAGTGACCTGTGCGTGTACCCCGTTGTCCTTGAGGAACTGACGGGCGGCATTGAGGTCACTAGGAGTTGCGGCTCCTGCTTGTATACGCTCAATAAACTCATTGATGAGCATATCTTGTAGAACATTAAGTTTTTCAGTTTTCTCGCTCATCTGTTAGCTCCTTCCATATCTTTATGCCTAACCATACGAGGGTCATAAGACCTACACATATGGCTACTGCGGTGTTGATGTAGTCGAGGGTGATTGTGCCTAGGAGACCTATAGTTCCTATGGCTGGGGTTAAGTGTTGTGAGTCCATTTTATTGTTTTAGTTAAACTGCATTAATTCTCTGAGAGGTTTACTTATACCTTGTACGGTTGTTTCCGTACGCTGGGTTGTTTCGTAAAGGGTTTCTTCTTGTCCGTTAACAAATTGTTTTGCGAAACGGTCGTCCTCAATGATGTCTTGTTTAAGACCATTGTAGTAAGTTTGAAGTAGTTTGTTTAGCTCACGAAGCCCTTCGTTGGTGTAAGTAAGAGACTTAGATATAGTAGTATCTTCGTACTTGTCTCTCCACGAACGGGTTTTCATAAGTTTATTCACAGCTTGCTTAAGAGTCAGCTTGCGCCCTTTGTACATCATCTTAAAGTTACGTAAGCGTAAATTGTAAGCGTACTGCAAAGTAATTCCTTCGTCGTTGATATAAGAGGTCATCTTAATTTTATTACCAAGCGAACTAGGAGGAGGCTGGACGTTGTCATATACATCCGTAGCAAGCACTCTTTCAAACTCAGATTCAAACTCAAGGGGCTTGGAAGGATATTGTCTTATAACTCCTAGCTGAATAGCGTTCTTAGTGCTCTTAACGTCTTCTCCAAAGTAATCTGTGCGCTTATTTATGGGCTTTATACCTAAGAAAGCATAAGCTTGTCGTTGTGCAAACGTTCCTCCACGTAGGTCGCCTATGGTTCCGTCTTCTCGGAATGCCATAAGAGTCTTTCTAATCTGTGCTGGGAGTGGAACGTAACTGGCTCCAAGTCTGTTTATTTGTTGAACCTTGGTATCCAGACCTCCAGAGATAATAGCATTAAAGGTTTTAAATCCCTCAAACATTGGTACTTGCTCAGTCATCTCTACTAGAGAGGAACTAATTAGATTAACAACATTTTGTTTCTCGCTGAGTGCTCCTGAATCCCTAGCAAACGCATAAGCGGCAAGGTCTGCTCCAATAGCTATAGGAACTGACCAAGGCTGAGCGGCGCTATAATCCATGCCAAACAGTTTAAATGACTCTACCTTGTTCTTTTCTTTCTGGTCTTTGCTCATCCAGTTAAGTGAGCC